GTAACACTTACAATATCGGAATCATTTAATGTCTTCTCTAATTCTCGTCGTTTTTGTTCTACATTATTATTAGTCATTTAAATATAAATTACAAAAAAATTATAAACTTGGTCCGTTTTTATAATAACTATCAATTTCTTTGACCGATAGGGCGGTATTTGTAAATCTCACATTAGATATAAACCCATTAAAGCCTCCGCCTGGACATATATCCATAGCCCCTATATTCGGTTTTGGATAGCCGTTAATAACACAAGTTTTTCGCAATTTACTATCTATAAAAATATCCATTACTTTATTATTCAATGAAATATTCACATTAACCCATCGTTGTAGGGCGATGTCTTTTACTTCGCATACATTTTCTAAATTATTTTCTTCTTCTTCGTCGACATCCAAATTCGTTTCAACGGTGGTAAAAACCCGTAATGAATTCGTTTCTTTTGATAGAACAATAAGTGGATTATTTTTTCTATCAAGTATTACTTTGTCTTCATTATATCGGTAAACATAATCGTTTATATATATCCAAAAATTAAGATTATACTCATTCCCTTCCGACGAAGATGGGATTGCACCCTGATTGACTCGTTTGGCTAATTTAGCATCATGAATAATGGGCAAAAAATCGCGTGTTAGTTTTCCACGAACACTATAATTCTTAAAATAATAGTAAAGTCCAAGTAATACTAATATAACAACCATAACCATCACAATAGATACTATAAATTCGGCTTTGACCATTTTAATATTATAATATATAAATTAAATTAAAATAAATAAATATTGAAATAATAATGACTTTTGTCATTTCCAACTGATATTTTGTCAATAGTTAATACTGGGTAAATTATTACCAGTGGACTTATATACGGACGCAATATCCTTTTCATTTAAGCCGGAATTATAATATCTAATATCCGACATATGTCCATTGAAATTATTATTTTTTTCACCTAGATATATATTTCGGTTAAAAATAAAAGGGACATGTGGCAATTTGGCACTAGTGAATCGTTTACCATCTAAATAAATATCGACATATAGATTATCTACCACAATTCCTACAAAAGTCCATTTCTGATTAGGTAGATTATCTAAAATAATATTGGAATAGTTAATCATATCTAATTTATCTTTATAGGCGACTTGTATAATAAGGTGATGTTTCATTACATTATACATTACATTGGGTGATCCAAATCGGTATATAATTTGTTTATTATAATTTACATTTTCATTCCATTCCGAATTTTCTGGAAGGTTGGTTATATTTATCCAAAAAGTATAGCTATATTTATTACCAGTTTCAGATATAGGTAATTTAGTATTACTTATAAAGGCGTTGAAATCGCCTTTAAACTGACTACTACCACATAATACATTTGTATAGTTTTTTCCAAATATATAGTAATAAACAAATAAGAAAATAACTAAACTAACTATAAGAATAGATGTAATTATCATACCGTAAAATAAGTTGTTATTCATTTATATTACAATTAGAAAAAATAATTATAAAGTTCGGCGACTTTCCGTGGATTTAAGCTTTTTGGTAAATAGGTGAAATTCTTAAGTTTTCCACCATATGTTTTATGGTAATTAAAATACATATCCCCCATATTCAACATAACTTCTCCAACTAAATTACTAGTTTTAATAAGTTTGGCATTTTTGTAAACACTTATACTATGACCTTCCACAACAATTGTATAATAGTTCAAGGTATTGGGTTCAATATCTTCAATATCACATATTTCAATAATTTCTTTATGTTCATTTTTTCGGAGTCGCGTTCGTAATTCCTCGGGTGTTGGGTAATCGCTATGTTGATAATTGTATTTTTTCAATGTTGAAATGGCTATTCGCATCGCGGGTTTATCTGGATGAAGCCATACCCCCAACGCTTGTTTAGGTAATTCACTTTCTATATTATACCAATATCTATAATCGTAAATATCGGTTTTATAGGTGCCTTTGTGAAAGACGTGTTTCCATCTTAGATGATTTAGATAGAAGTTGTCAATTTGTAGTCCAAAATGAAGGGTGAAGCCATTATTCACTTTTGGATGTACTATAAATTTATTTGGGGTTATGGTGGACATACCAGAATCAATGGTGTTGATGGTGAATCCATTGCCGATTATTTTCACCTTGTGTCTAATAAATATAAAGTAAGCCGCTATGGCTATGGCTATTAATACCAATACACTTACTGACACTATTATAATAATAGTCATCTTAATTAATCTAAAATAATAGATTATTTTTATTTTTTATTTCTGAAATAAATGAGGATTAAAATACCAATGATAATGGCGTTCATACATATCAAAAATACGGTATTCAATGAATTTTTAACAAAACATTTTTCTGGTAATGGAGTTGGAGTTGGCTTGACACATTTATTAGCGTTGACAGAACACTTTTGACTAAAAATTTTGGAATAATGGTCATACATTTGGTCATATGTCCAAATATTTTTTCCTATAGATTCATTCACGCTATTATGAAGTTCCCAAACCCATTTAATAAGACTCGTTTTGCTATCTAAATTATTTTCAACAGGATTTTTTTGGAGATGTTCGCTATAATGTTGTTTACATACTTCGCACATTATCATCGTTTTATATAAATTGAACCATTGACTATGATTTCGTTTTTCGGTTTCAGTTGGTACATCTGGATAATTGAAAGCAATAGAGTGGCTGATAAACCACAATTTCGGTCCCCATATTTTTGGATCCATATATATATATATTATAACGAAAAAAAAAAGATTTAAAACATACCATAATACTAAATTTAGAAGTAGTATATGAAAGATTTTTATTGTGCCAATTGTGGTAAAACCGGCCATTTATATAAAAATTGTTTACACCCAATAATTAGTTTAGGTATTATTCTTTATAGGAAAAAACCAAATAAATTAGAATATTTGATGGTTCAGAGGAAGGATACTTTAGGTTTTGTTGAGTTTATGCGTGGAAAATACAATGAAGATAATGTTGAGTATTTAGAAAAGTTATTTTCAATAATGACACAGAACGAGCGTAAAAAAATTGTTTCTAACGATTTTGATGAGTTATGGAGTGAGTTGTGGATGGATAAAACTAAACGACAGTATTATAATGAATACGAAATATCAAAGAAAAAGTTCTACAACCTAAAAATGGGATTCATAAATAAAAGCGATGTTTATGTAGATTTAAATGAGCTCCATAAAAAGAAACAAATCTATTATTATAATCCTGAATGGGGGTTTCCTAAAGGTCGTCGTAATTTATATGAAAGCGACTTGGAATGTGCTTTACGTGAATTTGAAGAAGAGACTGGGATTTTACGAGACCATATAATATTACAAGATTCGTTGAATTATTATTCTGAAACTTTTTTTGGGACAAATAATATTAAATACAAACATAACTATTATATCGCGGTTTTAAAAGACGATGTGGTAATAGATTACAATATTGATAAAAATAATTTAGACCAAATTACGGAAATCAGTAAAATAGAATGGTTTGATTATGATACCTCACTGAATATTATACGTCCTTATAATATGGAAAAGAAACATTTATTACAAAAAGTAAATTATATTTTATCGTAGTTTTTTTTATAGTTTTTATTTAAATGTCAAAGACTACTAAAAAGGTCCGTGTGCAAAAAATTAGTAAAGAAAAAAAAATGAATCAAGCGGTTGAAACCCACCTCGAAGAAATATCGGGTGCGACCGATGATGACATTTTTAATTTTTCAGAGGCAATTTTAAAGAAACAGTCGTTGGACGATTCCGATAATATTAAATTGAAAGCATACAAGAAACACATTATAAAAAATAAAACGAAACCCGTAATTGAAACCTATCCGACATTAGATGACCCGGAGTTTAACAGCAAACTATTCAAAAAAAAGGAATTTTTAATAGATACGGTTAAACCAATAAACGCGTCTTTAACCATAGATGAATTAACCCAAAAAATGTGTCAATTTAAGCTTTCACCAAATCAAAAATTTTTAAAGAAATATTTATCTGAAAATACTAATTATAATGGACTTATTTTATATCATGGGACGGGTGTAGGCAAAACGTGTAGTAGTATATCTATAGCCGAACAGTTTATTGACCGGTTGACTAAATTAAATAAAAAGGTTATAATACTGTTAAACCCTAGTATAAAAGCCAATTTTATGAAAAATATTTTTGATATAGAAAAATTAAAAAAGGGGGCTGTGCGAGACCAATGTACCCGAGATAAATATTTGGATTTATTAAATATAGATATTGATTCTATAACCCCCGAAAAATATGATAGTATTAATGCTCGAATAAAAAAATTAATAAAAAATACATATAGTTTTTACGGTTATCGCGAATTTTCAAATATGGTAGAAAAACTAGAAAATGTGGACTTACCAGGTGTAACGGACGAAATGAAAAACCGCATCGTTAAAAAAAGAATACAAAATATGTTTTCAGATACGGTAATGATAATAGACGAGGTTCATAATATAAAAGAAACTGCGTCGTCATCTGATTTAAAAGTATTACCACCTATTTTAAAACGAGTTATTTCAAACTCAACGAATATGAAACTCGTTTTACTGAGTGCGACGCCAATGTATGATAACGCGACCGAAATCGTATATTTGCTTAATTTGCTTTTAATGAATGACAATCGCGATACAGTAGCGATTAAAGACTTTTTTACTAAAAACGGTGGTCTTAAGCTTGGTGGTCACCAAAAATTGCAAAAAATATCGCGTGGGTATATTTCATATTTACGCGGAGAACATCCCATCAAATTTCCCAAAAAATTATATCCAAGCATTTATGGCGATCCCCTTCTCATTAGAGATTTCCCAAAGAAAGATATAAAAGAGAATGAAGTGACTCCAATTTCTAATTTAGAAATAATTGGATGTAAAATGAAGGGAACGCAAATGACCAACTATAATAAATTGGAGTTTAACGAAGATGATAATTCATTTGGTTCATTTAATTTGTTGGGTATGATGGCGTCAAATATTATTTATCCTGGACCAAACACGAATAAGGTGGTGGAATTAACAAGTAAAAAGGGCTTTGACGCGATTTTTGAGAAAACTAATAAAAAATACGCCTTTAGAGATCCCAAAAATGAAAACATGTTTGATTTGGACACTCTGTCTAACTATTCAGCGAAAATCGCCCAAATAATTAAGAATATCAAGAGTAATAAAGAAGGGATAATATTCATATATTCGCAATTTATTTATGCGGGTATATTGCCATTGGCTATGGCGCTTGAAAAACACGGGTTTAATAATTTTACAGGGAATTTACTACCAAATACGCCTAAAAACGATGCTAAATATTTATTAATTACTGGTGATAATGAATTGTCATCTAATGCTTATGAAAAATATTTGAAAATAGAAAATGAAAATATCAATGGCGAAAAAGTAAAAATAATAATTGGTAGCGAATCGGCGGCAGAAGGTTTAGATTTTAAATATATTCGCGAAGTCCATATAATTGACCCATGGCATCATTTAAATAAATTAGACCAAGTGGTTGGGCGTGCCATAAGAAACTGTTCTCATATAGCACTGCCCTCTGAAAAACGAAATGTGTTGGTATATCACTATGCTTCGGTAAAATCGGACAAACCTTCCAAAGATACAGAAACGATTGATTTGAAATTATATAGAGTTGCGGAGGATAAATCCAAAAAAATGTCCGAAGTGACAAATGTATTAAGAAACAATGCCGTTGATTGTGAATTGAATAAAGAAGATAATGTATTTAATAATCCATTTTATAGTAACGAAATGGATATAATTACTTCGAGAAACACCAAACATACTGTGACATTAAATGATATTGATGAAAGCCGTGAATGTTTATATAGGAATTGTAATTTTAAATGTGTTGGAACATCAACGAATAAAACTCTTGACGAATCCACATACGATTATGAAGTTATGGCGGATTATTACTACGATATACTGGATATATTAAAGGATTTATTTAGAAATAAAATTTCATTAAATATAGAAACAATCAAAAAGAAGTTTTTGGAAACTTATAATGAAGAATATTTAGATTTATTATATGTCAATTTAGATAAAATCGTCAATAGTGAAGAATATTTAGATACCAAAAAAAATGTATTGCGAATGAAAGATAATGTATACTATAAAATACACGAAACACGAAAAAATCTACCCATCAATTTCTATAACTTGCGTATTAAAACAAAAAAAAGAAAAAGATTATTAAATGTGTCAAAGGTTACCTACGAGGCATTTCATAGAAAGATAAGAACTAAAAAGATTGATAATATTACCAAAGTAGAGCAGAAATTAAATGACATTTTTGAATATAAAGAATCACTAATCAGTCTAAAACCAAATATATCTAAATTTAGCGCTGATAAAATAACCCAGTTGAAATCAGGTTTAAATAAATATAAAAACGAAATAACGTATGATTACTATAACTCTAAAAAACAACTTATTAAGTATGCATTAGAAACCAATCAAAAGAAATATTTGGATATGGTGGACCAGAATTTACTTTATATGACCCGAGATGTAAACCCAAGCCATACTGATAAAAAAGAAATATTTGGATATAAAATATTGGAAAACGGAAAAGTTAATTATTACACAACCAAACACGTGTTGGCTAATAAAGAGCAAAAACGACAAATTGAACGCGTTTTATTTAGCCGTCTTGAAAATGAAAATGTCGCCGATGATTTAATTGGTTATTTGGTGTATAAAAAAGATGAAATTGTGTTAAAAATTAGAGATAAATTAAATGAAGGGAAACAGGGAACGCAAATAAAAACGGGTAGTATATGTGGCAATGAGGGTATGAAAAAAGGTAAAATTATAGATTTCTTGAGGTATTTAACAGGGGATAGTGAACTATATAAAATGGATAGAAAAGATTTACCAGGCAAACCTAATTTATGTTTAGAAGTAGAATTGCTTTTGAGAAAGTATGAAAATGAAAAGAAGGATAATCATAGATGGTTTTATAACTTAGAGGAAACCGTTGAACGCGAATTAAATAAAAAATAATTAATTAATAATAATAATTAATTAATAAATTTGATTTTCTAAATTATTTTAAACAATATTATATATTGTATATATTTTAATATGACGGATTTGTATTTTTCAAACCA